ATAGATGAACCATCACCCAAATACTGTCCCCATTTGCGTGGCTCTTCATCTTCTACATCGGCATTTTCTGTGATTGTTTCTACAACTTCTACTTTTCTAACAATTATATCTGATGTTTCACTAGAAGGGAATGATGGAAAGTTGGGTTTTTCATCTTCATCATCCGAAATACTTCCTTCTTCTTCATCGCTAGATGTATCATCTGATGAATCACTAGACTCAGTCTTATTATTTTGATTAAATGTTATTTTATCAAGATCTACATAAGATGTAGAGATTGGTTTATCGGAAATTTCAAGTTTAATAGATTCTACATTATTTGATGATTGATCTAGATTCTTTAATTTTTCTCTGAGGGAATTGTTTTCTTCGATAATTCTTTTCACAAAAGGTAATTGAATAATAATATTAATAATATCATCATATTTTTTCATATCATCGTTATAAATTTTTGTCAAAGTGTTTGTAAACTCTTCTTTCATTTTAGTGTTAAGCTCTTCAACATATTTATTTAAATTAGATGGTTGTGTAAGACGAATATGATTCTCCATTAATTTATCTAATGATATTCGTTTAATATAGTTTAAAAAACATTTAAGAGAATATATATAATGAGTGAATTTACACAATCTGATACCAATGAAATTATTGAAATTACATATTCAAATGAAGTGTTAGATATAAGCGGAGGGGGAGAATTTAAGAAAACAGAAAAACAATTGAGAGAAGAAGCATTTATTAAACAGAGAGAATTACAAATAACACGAATTAAAGAAGAATCTGTAAATATGATATGTAGACAAACCGAATTATCTAACGATGAAGCAAAGAAACAATTAGAAGAGGTAAATTATGATTATATGAAAGTTTTAAATAAATATTTCGGGGTTACAGAGAAACAAAAAGAAGAAAAAGGGTCAACAAATCAACAAATTTATGGAGAAATACGAAATTTGATGGATACTGGAGCAAAGAATTTTCGTTTAGAGCGTGAACGAAATGAACAAATACAAAAAATGAAGGAAAAACAAGAAGAAATGTATCGACAGAAAATGGCACACATTAAAAAAATGAAAGAGGAAGCAAAAAAACAATTGGACGTTGTAGAAGAAGTATTAGAAACAGAAGAAAATAATTAATAAAAATTAAATAATAAAATTTAGACTATTTAATTTTTAGATGTCAAATCATCAAGGACGCTCGATTTTTTTGGAACAGTTCCTTTTCGTTTGAGTTTATAAGTAGAATTTGTGGGAATAGTTCGTTGATTTAAAATGAAATCAGAATTATCTTCATATAATTCTGGAAATATGTGTGTTAATGGTTTATCTACAACAATTAATAATTGATCATTTTTAAATAACTCTCTATATTCTTTAATATTCAATGTTCCATAATATTTATCTAGTAAATAATAAGGATTAGGAGCTGGTTTAATATTTTTTTTGTAGTTATATATTTTACCATAAACATGATTTAATAATTGATATCTTTCAAATTTAACAGATGAATCTATTTTTTCATTCATTAAATATGCCGCTGAGCATTCAGGACTACAAAAACACCCATATACTTGGTAATTATTTTTAAACTCGTTTTTAGGTACAAAAATAGGAGGATTATCGAAATCATAAGTGCACCAAAAACAAGCAGACCTTTTATCAGAAATATTATTTTTGTGTAAATTAACCTTTAATTGATTTAATTTGTCCCATAACTCATTTTTACAAGTTTTATTACAACAATTATTTGTGTTATCATCAGGTGTATTATTGTCAGCATTTTTTAATTCATTACTCATTTTTCCATCATCTTTATTGTCTAATAAAAAATTATTTGTTTCCATATTGTCAAAATTAAAACTTTTAATATTTTCAATATTTGGATCATATTTTAGTGAATAATCTTTATTTTCTAGGATATCATCGATAGAGCATTTTAAATGTAAAATAATATTTGGTTCGGAATCTTTAGCATCAGTTAAAATTGTATTTTGTTGAATAATTTTTCCTCCCTTTGGTTTTCTTCCTCTTTTTTTAGGAGGTGGTTTTGTTGAAGGTGTTTCAGGTGTTTCTTCAACAGTTAGAACAATATTTTGTTTTTTTCTACCTCTCTTCTTCTTCTCGACAATTGTTGAACTCATTTTTATAATTAAAATGATGATATTAATTTAAATGGTTTTATAATAGTTTTAAAGTTAAAATAACAATAGGTGATATCATAATTTTAATTTATGAATTTTGTAAATAACATTTTCTACAAACGGGTTGATAATCATCACTACTTCCTACCAATACTTGATTTTCAGAATTAGATATTCTTAAACTGAATATACCTTTATCTTTACATTTATAACAAATAGATTTCAGTTTATGAATATTGTCACAATATGGTATCAGATCTAAAATACATCCAAATTTATTTCTTTTAAAATCTCCATCTAAACCAAAAACATAAACCGTTTTTTTATTTATTTCTACAATATTGATAACCTCGTTAATGTCATCAAAGAACTGAGCTTCGTCAACTAATATTACAGACGATTGGTTAAATGATTTTAACTTATAAATATCTTTAATATGCGATAATTTTTCGCAGGGGATTTTAATATTATCATGAGTTGATAAATAATTTTCATCAAACCTATTTTCTAATGAATGTGTAATAACCAAAGATTTAACATCAGCAGCTTCTAGTGTTTTGAAATTTTTAATAATTTCTGTTGACTTACCAGCATACATTGAACCAATATAGATATTTAACTCAGGTTTATTCATTAAGATAGATTATAGTATATTATTTATATTATAATCATTCAATTTTATTTAAATAAATAACGATATTTATAGTATAGTATATGAATATTTTTACACCATGGGTTGAAAAATACAGACCAAATACATTTGATGATATTGTATTAGATCCATTAAATAAAACAATTTTAGAAAATATAATAAAAAATGAACATTTTCCTAATTTATTATTCTATGGACCTCCTGGAACTGGTAAAACAACAAGTATTATTAATTTAATAAAAGCATATCAAGAAAATAGCCAAAATCAGAATTTAATGATCCATTTAAATGCCTCTGATGAAAGAGGGATTGATATAATAAGAAATCAGATTAATAGTTTTGTGAATTCTAAAAGTTTGTTTAATAACGGTATGAAATTTGTTATATTAGATGAAGTTGACTATATGACAAAAAATGCTCAAATAGCATTACGCTATTTGTTACAAAGTTATAAATCAAATGTTAGATTTTGTTTAATATGTAATTACATAAGTAGAATAGATGAAGCTTTACAGAATGAATTTGTAAGATTACGATTTAATCAGTTACCTGAGAGAGAAATTATAACCTTTTTAAATGTAATAAATGAAAAGGAAAAATTACAATATAGTGATGAAACTATACATTTAATCCAAAAATTATTTAATTCGGATATTAGAAGTATGATTAATTATATGCAATCAAACGAACAAATTATTTATAATAGAAAAATTATACAAACAGAATTATGGGAAAAAATAACAGACGATATAAAAAATAAAGACTTAGATGAAAATTTACAATTTATTTCAAAATTAAGTAATGAATATAATATTGAAAAAAAAAATATTATTAAAAATTATTTAAATTATCTTATTAGAAATAAAAAACATATAATAAATATTTCATTTTTGTCTTTTATAGAAAATATTATGCATATACCAGAGTTAAATATAGAGTATATGTTACCATATACTATATTAAAATTAAACATTTTTTTAAATGATGTTAGCATTTAATGCGTTATTTTTGTATATTTTGTTGTCCATAATATTAGGAGATATTAGAGTGATAAGATCATCGTATTAATAATTATATATGTATTGATACGATATTATGACTTCAATTTTATTTATTTTTTCCAAAAAACTCTTTTTTTTGATTATCTGTTGGTGAATAATAATTATCCATTCGTTTCATTAATTTATCCATAAAACTATTTGGTGGCGACATCTTACTAGGGTCTATAAATGTGTGATTCAAACTCAATTCTTTACAATTGTCATTAGAAGAAGATTTTTGGATAGGAAGTGGTATCGTTCTTTCATGAGTGTAGTCCATGTTTATTATAGATAAAGAAAATAATTGAACCTTTTAAATATTAATAAATATATTTAAACAAAACAATATAGATACTATAGTGATGGAAACTATTGATGATGAATGGGAGAGCTTTTTACAAAATGATGGAGACGATTTAACAGGAGATATCGAGATACTTTCTGAAAATATTATTTCTGAAAATAATATATCAGATTTTCAGTCCAATGATGTAAATAGTATTCCTAAATGTTCACCTATATATATTTCTACAAAAACCAAAATTTCATATTTGAATAAAAATGAAATTGATATTAAAAAAGTATTTTGGGATATTCCTATTTTAGATTATAGTTCTCCACAAGATGGAATTATTAAAAAACAGGTTAAATATTCATCTGTGTGTCAAGAAGAAGTAGATGCTATTTCAAAGAATCTTGAAGGTGTTAAATATTATGAAGAACAAATTATTGAACATATTGAAAATCCTGATGGGCGAATTAAATATAAAGATCAACGAAAAATAAGCATTGGTATATGTAAAAAAGATATTTTAAGTTACAGAAGTAAAAAAAAGAGAGCCTTCTTTAACTGTTTCGTTATGATTATGAGAATATTTTATAATAACGAATACAAAGAAATGCATATTAAAGTATTTAATACAGGAAAATTAGAAATCCCCGGTATCCAAAATGAACTTCTATTAGATAAGGTTTTAACATTATTGGTTACTATATTGAAACCATATATAGGAGAGGATTTATGTTATCTTAAAGAAAAAAGTGAAACTGTATTAATAAATTCCAATTTCAATTGTGGATATTTTATTGATAGAGATAAATTATATGATCTGCTTAAATACCAATATCGTATTAATAGTAACTTCGATGCGTGTTCTTATCCAGGTATTCAATGTAAATTCTATTATGATAACACTCTATCAGAGCAAAATGGTCAACAACCTAAACATAAAGACTATCAAGAAATATCCTTTATGATTTTCAGAACAGGAAGTGTCTTAGTAGTTGGTAAATGTGATGAAGATGTATTACATGAAATTTATAGATTTATTAAAAAAATTCTTGAAAGCGAGTATAGGAATATATCGTGTATAACTGAAAATAATACTGTCGCTCAAAATAATAAACAAAGGAAGAAAAAAATCAGAAAGAAAAATATTCTTATGAATTAATTAGTTATATTATTATAAATTTTACATATTGAATAGTCTTGTAATTTTTCTTCGATATTTATTGATTCTAAATTTTTTTTAACGATAATATTATCAATATTTTTGTTGTATCCTTTCTTTATCGTATAGTTTATTAAATTTAAGTAATTATTAAATATAAATGGCATTGAATAGCAAGCATTTATGTTATTCACAAATACACTATATTCATTAATTTTATCTTTAATCTGTTCATTATTACCTTTGAATATTATTGGTAATTGTATCAATGATTCTACTATTTTATATAATTTTGTGAATGTGATAGTTTGAAGATCTTCCAAGCTTTTATTTTGGAAATCAAAATTTTCTATAATTTTCAACATTATATTGTTATATGTTTCAATATATAAGTGTAACATTTCCATTTTTGTTTTTGTTTCTTCTGATTCTTCATACGATTTTCTAAAGTCATTGTTTACTTCAAATATTGTTTTCTTATAAATAAATAAACTAGCATCTTTTGTATTTAATTTTAAAAAACTATGATTATCATCTCCTATTTGTCCTATAAATTCGATAAAATATAAAATTGCCTTTTGTGTGTGATAAATTGTCAATTCTAAATTTTTTGTGTATAATAGTAAAAAGTTAAATATATAAAACACATTTTTTATTCCCTTCATTAAAATATATTTCAAATATTCTGACTTTTGAATAAAAATATTATCTACACTACATTCAATCAATTCATGAATTAATCCAATGTATTTTATAAACAATATATGTTCATTGGAATCTAATTCCGTTTTATAATTCTCGATATTATTTAAACTATTATTTTTCATTATTATTTTAAAATATTTTATTATTATTTTTTAAATCTATTGAACTTAAATTAACTTTTATTAAATATAAGTATTTAAAGAATTATATTTAATTTCCTATATAATGAGTTCCCAAACTTCAGAACAAAACTATAGAATGCCTTCAAATACTTGCCTTCAACATGCCTGGAAATTAGCTATTGTTGAGGATAAAGAGGTTAAATCCGATTATTGGACATCATCGCTCGATAAAGAGATTATTATCGGAGTTAAGTCCAATCAAGAAAAATTACTTGTTAAAAGTGAAGATGAATATACTAGTCCTATTAGTAAAATTTACAAGGTTGAGACTGAGTATATCATTGTTACAGAGAATTCTATTTATTTAGTATCTGGTGATATTGATTCACAAAGAATTTCTTAAATAATAATATATATTTTATTATTCATATATATTATAATGGCTCCTGGTGGACAAAGAAGACTTATTTTTACTGGAAATGTTAAAACCAGTTTATTTAATAAATATACTCCTGGCTCGGGCGTTGGAGGTTTAAATGCCTCCGTTCGACGAAATAAATATAGAAGAGCTTCAGCTGTTAATTTAACAATGGCACAGTTAGAAGCTGATTATAAAGCACGACAAAATGGAACACCTATAACTTATCCAAAAATCCCTTGTTGTCCTTCTATGACTAGTAATCCTTCAAATTTAGCTTCTCCTTACTTACAACACTAATTTATATATAATAAAATAAAAATATATTAATCATTTTATTTTATTTTATTTTCGATAGATCTAATATACAATATGAATCAAAATATTTATACAAGTGCTTATTATTCTTTATTAGTTCAATTTATTATAGCTGTTTTTTGTTTATCAGGAACCTTTTTCAAACTTAATACAGATGATAAAATATTAAACGAAATATTAGTTTTAGAAACTATCGTTCAATTTATCGAATTTTTCTTTTACATTTGGCTAGTTTTTAATTTTTCTAATATTAAAATTGATGTTTCATTAATAAGATACCTAGACTGGTTTATTACAACACCAACTATGTTATTTAGTTTAATATGTTTTATGGTTTACTATACTAAAAAAACACAGAACATCTCTACCACATCATTGTCTATGAGAGAAATTTACAATAATAATTCTTCTATTATTAACAATATTTTACTATTGAATGCTATTATGTTATTATTTGGATTATTGGGCGAACTTAAAACAGTAAGTAAACATATCGGATTCTTTATTGGAACCATTTGTTTGTCTCTTTCATTTTACTTGATTTATAGTCATTTTGTTAATAATCAACTCTTAAATCAATTTCTTTTTTGGTTTAATTTTATTTTATGGTCAATCTATGGATTTGCTTATCTTATGTCGTTTGACAATAAAAATATTACTTATAATATTCTAGATGTATTTTCCAAAAATATTAATGGATTAATGATTCTTGGATATATCATCTTTATATATTTTTATAAACAAGTATAAATATAATTTTTATTAATGAGTAATGAATCTATTTTGGAGATTATGGAATAATACCTTGCTGTATTTAGCTTCTATATTATTTTATATAGGAGATACAAAATTCTTTCTTCCATTGGAAGATAGTATGACTAATTCTTAAATATAATAATTATATCTTATTCATTTAAAAAAAAATTGATTTTTTTTATATGAAAGATTTTAAAAGAAAAAGAAAAAGGATAAGGAAAAGGGT